AATTTTGCAGAGGTTTGGGTACAAAGAGTTATCCAAAATCTAACTACACAAAATGTAGCGCCTAGGCGCTACATTTTGTGTAGTTAGATTTTGGATAACTCTTTGTACCCAAACCTCTGCAAAATTTTGTGGCATAGTTTTTATTTATAGATTAAGAAAACAATTTTTTGTACTCCTCTGGTCTATCATTTTTGAAAGCAAATTGCTCCTCAATGCTTAACTTTTGGAAGTCGTCCATAGTTGCTACAGTAGTAGCACCATTCCTGTCTGGATTTTTTAAACCAGCTCCAAAGTTTTGTTTTGCAGGGATAGCCTCCAAAGTGCTTTTTAACAAAGCTGAATCGTGCAAACCTAATTTTACAAACTTTTCCTTGGAATCCGCAGGGATTTTGCCCTGTGTTACGGCAAGGTCAACCGTTTCATTAACAGCTTGTTTTTGTGCTAACTCTTGAGCATCTTTCGTGGCTTTAGCGGCTAATTCAAGACCCTCTTTTTCTTTTTTCAGCGTAGCATTAGCCGTCGACAATGCCAATATTTTAGCTTCGACAATGGCCGCATCAGTTCCATCTTCTGGCTGGTTGTCAAGACCTAAAGCCATTAGTGCCGAAACACTTAATAGGATTTTTTTCATAGTTATATTTAAGTTTAAATTTTCGGGTGTAGGTTTTTTTTGCGCCACTGAAAGGCAAAGATTTTTTATCTCCTCCTCTTTCATTAATTCTCCATTTTCAGCATACAATCTAATTGCATTGGCGTTTGATGGTATGGCAACTATAGAAACTTCATATAGTTCGCATCTAACAAGTGTTAGATCTCCGTCAATAATTTGTAAATCTTCTCGGTTAAAAGTGATACCCATGGATGCCGCTTTAATAAAGCCACGTTCTACTTTACCTTCCATCTTTTTGGCATCTGCATCTTCGCTGTCAAAAATGGGTTTTCCCATCAATACACCAGATACTTTTTGAGTTTCTGTCCATTTACCTATTACAGCCCAAGTTGCGTTGTAATGTTGATCTAACATTACTGGGTTAGTATTAAAACGCTCGAGTGATATCCCCTCAGTTAAAATTTTGAAGCCGTAAGAATTAAAAACAGATTCGTCATTAAAAATAAAAGGAGGTATGGTCTTTGGCATAGGCGATTTTTTAAATTTTTATCGTTTTGAGATAGCAAATATTAAAAGATTGTTGATGCCAAAAAAACAATTGCAAAGCACTTAAACACTTGTGTAATATTAATTTACAATGTTGTTCAGATGTTAAACAGGAATTTTTTTTAAAGATTCTAATCCTTCAACTTTGGCGTAAAAAGTAGCGTATGGCTGTTAAAAAGCAAGTAGAAAAAGAACTCGCAAAAATCCTGTATGTAAATGAAAATCTTTCTCAAAAGGAAATTGCAGAAAGATTAGCGGTTACCGAAAAAACAGTTGGCAAATGGGTAAAAGACGGGAACTGGGAGAGCCTAAAAGTTTCGATGTTGGTTACAAAAGACAACCAATTAACCTCTTTGTATAAACAACTAGAGAACCTTAATAACGAGATACAAAATCGCCCCATTGTTAGGGACATTCCTAGCTTTTTACTTAAGCCAGTAAAGCTAAAAGAGGCAGACGGTACCGAGTTTTTGGAGTTTCCAAAATATAACGAGGAAGACTATCCTATTAAGGTGGGCAATATTGCGACATCTAAGGATGCCGATATCATTTCTAAAATTACAACCGCAATCAAACGCCTAGAAACGGAGACCAATATTGGCGAAACCGTAGAGGTAGCAAAGCAGTTAATTCAATTCATACGACAACAAGATGCAGAGTTTGCTAATACTCTTACGCGTTATTGTGATGCGTTTATTACATCTAAAATGAAAAAATAATGAGCTCAAGAACTGATAAAGCCTATTTACAATTATGGCAGGAGTTTAGAGACAATACGCTTAAATCCACCCCTGTTGATCTGAATGAAACAGCAATTGCAAAGGCAAATAGAATAAAGCGTCTTGAGGCTAACCCCGAGGAGTGGTTTAAATACTATTTCCCTAACTTTTATACGTCCGAGCCTGCGCCATTTCATATTAAAGCAACAAAACGTGTTTTAAGCAATTTGGAATGGTTTGAGGTTCGCTCCTGGGCGAGAGAATTATCAAAGTCTGGAAGAACAATGATGGAAGTCCTTTATCTTTCTATGACTGGCAAGAAGAAAAACTGGTTAATGTCTTCATCAACTTTTGACAATGCGTGTCGATTGCTTTTGCCTTATAAATCAATACTAGAAACCAATAATAGAATCATTAATGATTACGGTGAACAAGAAAGTATTGGTAACTGGGAAGCTGGCGAATTCATAACAATTAAAGGTGTTTCCTTTCGTGCTCTAGGTAAGGGTCAAAGCCCTCGTGGAACTCGTAAAGATGAGATAAGACCTGACGGAATATTGATTGATGATTTTGATACTGACGAAGAGTGCCGAAATCCTGAAAGAATCAAACAAAGTATTAAATGGATTGAAGAGGCTTTAATTCCTACACGTTCTATTTCGGGGGATTTGTTAATCATAGTCTGTGGGAATATCATTGCCAAGTTTTGCTGCGTTACAGAATTAGCCAAAAAAGCCGACCACCACGATATTATCAACATTCGTGACAAAAATGGTAAAAGCACATGGCCTAATAAAAATACGGAGGAGTCCATTGATAGGGTATTAAAAACAATTTCATTCAACTCAGCGCAAAAAGAGTACTTCAATAACCCCGTGAGTGAGGGAGATATTTTTAAGGAGTTGACTTATGGCAAATGTCCTCCGCTATCCTATTGTGAAGATGTAGTTGTCTATGCCGATCCATCGACCTCAAACAAAGACAAAGGGAATTCCTCCACCAAGGCAATAGCCATTGTGGGCTATCGACAACAAAAATACTATGTGTATAAAATGTGGGTGGACACTATGAGCAATGCCAAGTTTGTGGACTGCCTGTATGAAGCCTATCGTTTTCTTACTCAAAATAGAGTGGACACAAAAAGGATTTACATTGAAAACAACTCGCTCCAGGATCCATTCTATGAGCAGGTTTTATTGCCCCTGATTTATCAACGTGCCAAAGACCATGGATTTGTTATTCCTATTACACCAGACAGCCGTAAAAAACCCGATAAGTTTTTTAGAATTGAGGGTACTCTGGAACCACACAACCGTTTAGGAAGTTTGATTTTTAATGTGGCGCAAAAAGAAGAACCCAATATGGTTCGAACTCATGACCAAATGCTTTCCGTATCGCCAACCACTAAAATAATGGATGCGCCCGATGCCATTGAAGGAGCCTGCTGGCTCATTCAAAACCGAGTAGTTAAAAAGAACAGTTCGTTCACATTTGGTGAACGTTCTAACCGTAAATACTAAAGTATGAAAATAATAACTTATCAAATTGGAGTAGATATATTAGGGTTTCCCATTTATATGGAGCATACCATTATTCAAGGGGAAACAAATCAATCTAAGTTTTATCCAAAACCATTAAAATGGTTAAAATGCATTCAAAAAATAGTAAAACAACATTAATATGTTTTTAGATAAAGATGACTTAGGTAGCGTTATTTATGACTACCAAATTGACCAAATTACCGAGGGCAATGATGATATTGTTTCCCAGGCTTTAGCTGCTGCCGAGGAGGAGGCTAAAAGTTATTTAACCGCAAATACTAATAAGCTCGAAACCCTAGATGGTAGGCTTATTTATGATGTGGAAACTATTTTTAGTGCGACTGAATTAGACCGTAATGCGCTCATTCTACAGCATTGCTTAACGCTCGCTAAATTTCATATTGCCACACTTTGCAACGCTGATTATATCTACGAGCAGGCAAAGGAGCGCTACGATAGAGCCATTGATTGGTTTACCAAACTATCTAAAGGAACCGTGGTATTAACCTCATTACCACGCATCACACTAGACGACACCAATAGCGAAAGGCAGCCTTTTAGCGCAGGATCAAGAAATAAATTTAACCACGATTATTAATATGGGATTTTTTAATACACTACTGGATTTTATGCCAGGAGGCACAAAACCAAGTTTTAGCTTGGCAGCCGCTCCAAAAGCTATAAAAAAAAGCGGGACTAATTATGCCGCCACTATTGCACCAAAAACTATTTCGCGTACTCGTCAGGACATAAAGAACTGGAACGATGCGCTTAACTTAGCCAATAATGTAGATCAGCCAAAGCGGTATCCGCTGTACAATCTCTATGATAATATTATGGTGGATTTGCACCTTCAATCGCAAATTAATAACCGATTGCTTAAGGCTTTGTCTCAGTCCTTTATTTTCAAAGATGCCAGCGGGAAGTTAAACCAGGAGTTAACCGATTTATTCCAAAATAAGCGTTGGATATACCAGGTCAATAAAGCTATTTTAGAAACCCGTTTTTACGGACATTCCTTGGGTGAATTTGACTATATTAACAATGAGTTGGTGTACAATGTAATTCCAAGACAGAATGTTGATCCAAACGGAGGACACATTTATTACGATTACGCCGACGACAAAAAGATAGCCTATCGTGAGCAAAAAGAATATGGTTCTTGGTTAATTGAGTTTGGAAACGGAAAAGACTTTGGACTACTTAATGGTTGTGTGCCACACGTGTTATTCAAGCGCTTCTCTCAGTCTTGCTACAGCGAGCTGTGCGAAATTTACGGTATTCCGCCCAGGGTTTTAAAGACCAATACGCAAGACCGAACTATGGTATCTCGTGGCGAAAAAATGCTAAAAGATATGGGTGCTGCAGCTTGGTTTATCATTGATGAAAATGAGAGTTTTGAATTTGCACAGGGTGTAAGTACAAATGGTGACGTGTACAAAAATTTGATTGGCTTGTGCAATAATGAGCTATCTATGGGTATCTCTGGAACGGTTGTGGGGCAGGACACTAAAAACGGATCCAACTCTAAAGAGAAAACCTCTATCACTATTTTACAGGATTTAGTAGAT